ATCTATATATGTGACAGTTCCCGCCTTTGTGGCTATGACCTGATAGTCCTTCATACGCTCATTCTGCTCTTTTATGTACGTATCAGCCACGTCCATATCTTCCTTTGCCGCCGATATATCGCCCGAATAATCTACACTGCTGTCTATCTCTGCAAGCCTTGTATAGTGATCTATAAGCAGAAGATCCTGCTCCTTCTGTTCTGTGTACTGTTCAATGGTCTTCTTGATCTCAGTAGCCTGAAACTGTATCATCACATCACCCTTGGCTACTTTATCACCTTCCTTCACCTTGACTTCCTCTATCTTGTAGTCGGACTGCTGTATCGAATAATCTTTGCTGCTGTATCCGTCCGGCTTCAGATCAAGTGTCAGTGAGGACTGTATATCACCGCTCTGAACCTTCTCAGTGTTGAACTGCATCTTACTGTATGGTTCTATATTTATCTTCGCATCTCCTGCCTGACCATCGCCACTGCCGCTGCACGCTGTGAACGATACAGACAGCACACCAGCCAGAGCCACCGCAAATATCCTTTTGCCAAATGTAGCCTTTGCCACTCTTCATACCTCCTGTTTTGGAAAATTATATGACATCAATCTGTTAAGTTTTATCTATATTCCAGCATTGTATCTCACTTCTAATACCTTTAATGATTTTACCCCCGGGGCGTTCATATATCAAGAAATTACGTGGGAGTTAATATTAGTTAAAAAAATAATCCGCTAAATACAAGGCCTGCACGGTTTGAATGTATGAATAATGTATAAATATACCAACTTTCAAACCGTGCCGACCACTGTAAAATACTATCTACTCAGTAGTTCGTTCACTCTCTTCTGGATCTTTTCCGGGTCGTATCCAGCTTTCTTGAGCTTGGTCTTACGCTCTTCGCCATTCCCCCATTTACCGACAATAACCTCTCTTGCTATTTCATCTGTGGATTTAACGTGCGAAGCCTTTACCTGCTTGTTGACCTCCGCCTGAACTTTCTCATAGTTGTACCCAGCCTTAGTCAACCTTGACTTTCTAACGTCGCCATTCCCCCATTTACCGGCGAGGACTTCTTTTGCTATCGTTGCAATAGACTTCTTCTTTGCGGTTGGTTTGGTTGTTGACGAAACTGCGGTCTTAACTCCTGCATACTTCTGCCATGTCGTCTTAGATATGTATGCCTTGTCAAGGTCAAGATCGCCATTATAACCGTTGAGTCTTCCATGTGATGAATACTGCCTGATCGCACAGTCATAGACTCCCTCGTTCCAAGGCGTCTTCTGAAACCCAGTATATTCGTCATCAGCATACTGAGCTATCCAGAGTGGATATCCAATTGACTTAACTCGATCCATAGCTGATTTCTGGATGTATATGAAAGGCTTGACCCCCGTCCGCTTATGGACATAGTTGCACCATGCCTCGCACCACTCCGTATCGTCTCTGCCAAATCTAGGATTGTTGTCGGCTTCCCAATCAAGGGCTATGATCCCCTTACCGATGAACTTCTTTATCTTATCTAAGAAGAAATCTGCCTCCTTCTTGACGTCCCCGCCATTTGCATAATGAAACATACCTAATAAACGCCCAAGTTTAAGTGTCTTATTGGCATGATCATTGAAACATCTATTGAAATAGTCTGAACCCTCAGTAGCCTTGACTATGACAAAGTCACAAGATACTTTGGAGAGATTGATTCCATCCTGATGCGCTGATATATCTATTCCATTCATTAGAAGTCACCCTCTTTCTTCCAGAATCGTTTGAACATCTCTATGAGCTTTTCCCATCCAAACATACAAATATAAGCTATAAGAAATGCTGCAAACAAAATAGCCACCGGATAATACCACACAAATGCAATATTATAATATGAAAGAACCCCAAATAAAAAGACCTCACATACAATGATGCTCGTGATGAGTACCTGTAGTGAGGTTGGTATCTTTTTAAGGAATCCTAATTCCTTTGTAAACTGTGTGATGACTGTTATCACAGTGCATATAATCGCAACTGCGATAAGCAATAATGAAATTTTCTCCATTTTAATCTACTCCTTTCCGTGATCATTTGGTTTAATGGGAAGTTTGTCAACCTCATCCATAACCCGCTCGGCAGTACCATTACCGCCAAGTTTTTTATAGGGCTTATATAAATAATTCTTGAGATTGTCATACTCGTCCATTGTTATATATGTAGGTGACCGTTCAAGATAACTCTTCCCCAAATAAAGTATTCGGTCATGCGCCAAGCCCATCAGCATTTCAGACTGAGCGTCTTTTTTATCTGATTTTTTAAGCAAAAACGCCCATAATCCTGATGATGCCAATACCGCGACGATTATCGACACTATTGTTTGTACCCATATGTTCATAGTTTATACCCTTTCTTATGCTATTCTTACTGCTTTCATGTAACTAACAGTTACATTTACGTTTGCTCCGCTACTCTGCCATGCCTGTAGATAGTACTTTGTCTCTTCTGTCACAGACATTATCCACTGGCACTGTACATATCCAGTTGCAGCTGTGGTTGTTCCAGGAATAACATTTGTTGTCTGATCGAAACCGTTATCTGATGTGGCAAATCTAGCCCCCAGTCTGCCTCCCTTTGATGCAGCAAATAATATCGTTCCTGTCATCATATACACACCTGGCGGCAATGTCACTGAGGAGTTTGTATTCGACCAGGCTCCTGATTTTATAGCCTTTGCTGTTGTTGAATTACCATAGAATGTTTCGCCAATACGGTAACCATTGCGGTAATAATCCCCTAAAACAGATAATGATGACTCACCCGAATTATCACCAATGATTGTGTGCTTTCCGAGAAAGACAACACCAGACTTAGCTAAGCTCATTGAATTACCATTCGTTATGTATATACCATCACTGCCGATCACAAGCTGCCGCTTCAGCTCACTTATACCAACTATGATATTGCCGTCTTTGAATGTTATGTACTTTGAATAGTTGTCCGGGTCCGCTTCGTCAACGTTTATAAGTTTCTCCCAAAACAGCTTCAACTCATTGCCTGACTTTTCAACCGACAGGGCCTTGTTATAAGCCACCTTCGCCGCATTCTGAGCATTGTTTGCTTTATTCCATGCCTCTTTTGCCGCTTCATAGCTACTTGATAAAGATACCTGTGAATAATGGGTATCTCCATTTGTCATTATTGTCTGATCGACAAAATATAGTCTATTAGTTGCTCCATTTTGATATGCCGGCTCTGTTTTCGTCCAGCCAGATGGAATAGCAGCACCATCTGTAGGTTTAGACGGTGCCGCTGCACTTGCTGACTGTAGTTTGTAATATCTCGTAACAGATTCAATATCTATTATTCTTGAGATGGTTATTTGAGCTCGTGGCTTTTTAACTTCAGCCATACAAAGCACCTCCTATTCAAGCTGACATGTATATACTTCGGAGTTCAATACATTTTTGGCTGAGACCGTATATGTTGCGCCTGTTGCTATTGGAGTAGAACTTGATGTTACAGTTCCCTTATACCATTTAACTGTGCCAAGACCTGATACAACACCGCCATCGCCTATCTTCTGCTCAACAGCTCCCTTGAACACGTGAGCAGTGAGAACAGTTTCTCCAGTATTATTCTTGAATATGCTGCCATTGGATGTTGTAATGGTGAGCGTTATAGCATCAGATCCAGCATCCCCTTTTGCACCTGTAGCCCCGTGTGTGCCTATGATAGTTGGTACAGTGTTCGATGTTGTGTTGTTTGAGTATTTTATCTGCTGATACGACCACAGATACTTCTTTGTGGTGTCCGTAGCCTGCATAGTAGTTGTAAATCCGGCTGTAGCTGTTGTTACTCCAGTAGATGCTGTTGTAGCAAGGTAGTAATTTGTTACCCCTGTAATACTAACCCCCTGACTTCCCGTCTGTCCTCTATCACCATATGTACCGATGATCGCTGGTGCTGTATTTGTTGGGTTGCCTGATGAGTATGAAATCGTCTGATATGCCCAGAGATACTTCTTTGAGGCATCGGTTGTCTGGATAGTGTCAGTCCAACCAGACGTAGCCGTTGTTACATTACTAGCAGCACTAGTCGCAAGATAGCGCATCTTTACACCAGTTATACTGATTCCAGATGCCCCTGTCTGTCCCGTCTGTCCTGTTTTTGCAACTGCAAACGAGAACTTCTTGTTGATTGTTACATCGTCAACACTTATTGGTATTGTCGCCTCGCAAGCTGCGGTAATGAGTGCCGTTATCCTGAATGTTATCTTCGGACTCTTTGTTCCACTATTCTCTACTGTTGCAGTTATACCAGTGGGGCATACAATGCTCTTTGCATCCACATTAACTGTAGAACACTGATTCGATCCACAATATGCTACTGCCTCAGTTGTACAACTTAAACCTGCCGGTGCACCAGACGTGTTTCCTATAAATGTATACGCCTCAGACGTCAATACAACGTTATAGGCATCTGAAACATCTAAAATAGTAATCTGATCTGCTGATTTTATAGCCATAATATAAATCCTCCTTAATCTGTTATAAGTTCGCACATAAATGTCACTTTTACATCTACGTCATCTGGCGAAAGGGTAAAAGAAAACCCACCATTACCCATTCTCGAGTCGGTGGATGAAATAATCCCGTATGAATCTTCGTCTAACCTCTGCCACTTCCACTGAATATATGCAGAATTTCCATATACCTCGTGCAACCTGTCTATATCGGTTATCCTATCTTTCCCATGATATATAACAACCGACAACACCGTGGATACTGCATTATTCTTAAACACAGTACCTCGCGATGATTCTATTCTGAGAAGAGTTGTGATCTCCTCTCGTACGTTTTCTATATTATTTTGTATGTTGTCTATTGTCTCACTCAGCTTACCCGTTTCTTTGAGTGTTACCTCATCAACTTCTACATCAAGTTTAAAATCTCCATTTTGATTTTTATAATACTTGATGTGGCTACTGTCTCCGCCAATAGACATCTGTCCGTCTTTATCCAGATATATGCCTTGTTCTACACTATTTACATCTGATTTTCCACCAGAATATATAGAGCGATCGGTAAGGTTAAATCCACCAATAGCAGCGCATATAGCACTTAAATCATCGACATTGATTCTATCGGCGTCTATCTCACCAACAGCAAGTTTTCGTATTTCTTCCACGTCATCTAATCTTGCC